TAAACAGGAGCAAGAAAACAATAGGCTTTAAATTAGGCTTCTGGATACAGGATAACTGGCCGGAGCTGGTTTTGTCTTTTATCGTTGACTTTGCTATGGCCCTGGTTTTTCTTGATAAGACCCCGGCCGTGGATTTCTCACAGATCACATGGATCCCGGTATGGCTTAAAGCAAGGGCCGTACTTCAATTATTCGCTTTCTTCCTTGGTTACGGGGGAGGGCTGATCGTTTATAATATCCTTAAAAAGAAAGTAAAAGATGTTAAAGCTCCTTAATTGGTTTAAGAAAAACCTGGCTTTCATCCTTGCAGGGATATTCCTATTTTGCCTGATCGCTTGTTTTGTCTCAGGATGCAATTATCATAAGAATAGGTTTAAGTGTCCTGAGATAACAACCCACACGGTTATCATCCATGATACTTTGATACATAATATTGTAGATTCATTTCCTTATTATATATCGAATACTGTTAAAATTATTTACCGGGATACAATTATTCAGCCTGTCGATACTGCTGAAATTCTCAGGGATTACTTTGCTTTGCACGTTTATAACCGACAATGGGAAGATAGTTTACTGTCTGTAAACCTCCGGGATACTATTACAGAGAATCATTTCTTAGGCAATAAGTTTCAATATCAGATACTTAGACCTCAGACAATCACTTATAATAATGTTGATAATTCTGTAACATATAATTCATATTTATATTGTGGGATAGGAACACAAACAAATAATATTAATAATATTGAATTAAATGGATTATTAGCATTCCCCAAAATATATATTGGGGCGGGCTATTTACCCAATATTAAAGCATTTAATGCAAAAATAGGAATAAAATTATTATCATTTAAAGCAAAGAAATAGTATATTTGCTTATGCAAAATCCTGGAATATATAAGATTCAATCAATTATTAAACCTAATTATTGTTATATTGGTAGTGCGATAAATATTAAGAATCGTTGGTACCAGCATAAATATGATTTAAGAAACAATAAACATCACTCCTTAAAGCTTCAAAATCATTATAATAAATATAAAGAATCAGATCTTATTTTTATTATTTTAGAACCTTGCCTACCTGATTTCTTAATTATCAGGGAACAATATTATATTAATAAATTGAATCCTTTTTTTAATAATTCTTTAGTAGCAGGAAGTTCAATGATGGGACGAAATCATACAGTAGAAACTAAAAAGAAAATAAGTAAAGCAAATAAAGGTCATATTGTAACCAAGAAGGCAAGGCAGAAAATAAGTGAATCTCATAAAGGCAATATTCCTTGGAATAAAGGATTAACTAAACATACTAATAAGATTATTAAAAGAATTTCTGAAAAGAATAATGGCAAGAAAAGATCAATAGAGGTAAGAAGGAAGATGAGTAAACGGCAGGTCGGAAGGATCGTATCAGAAGAAACCAAAGCCAAACATAGAAACCAAATACCTTGGAATAAAGGTAAATGCCATACATTAGAGGCAAGAAGAAAGATGACTATTGCTTCCTTAGAAAAATGGAAGAATCCAGAGTATAAAAAAAGAATGAGTATAGTACACACAGGAATAAAACAATCAGAAGAAACAAAACAAAAGAAAAGAGATTCTATGATAGGAATGAAAATGCCAGAAAGAACAATAGAGATAAGAAGAAATATGAGCATTGCAGCATCAAAAAGATGGAAAGAAAACAGGATTGCATAGAATCAATCCTTTTAATCGTTTTCAAAAAAGGTTATATCGGTGCAGGTTACGCACCTTTTCAAAAAGGATTCTCCCTTAAGACAGGGATAAAATTGTTTACTTGGGAGTAAATTTTTACTATCCTGGCCATAGGATAGAGTTTTTTTCATAGGTTTTAGGTTGAGCAGAGGCCGGTTAAATTCCGGCTTCTGTTTTTGCCTCCACACCGCACCACGTTAGCCGTGTTTTAATAACTGCCCCTTTGTAAAGGGACACACTATGTTTTCCTTTGAGTGTCTTAAATCGCTTTATTTTACGTTATATGGTAATTGTAAACTTTCCCCGAAAAAGAAGAAAAAATTTATTATATTTGTATTATGAAGATATGCGGAATATATAAAATTCAATCAAAGAGGAAACCAAATAGAATATATATAGGTAGTTCTGTTAATATTATTGATAGATGGAAGAATCATATATATAAATTAAGAAATAAAAAACATGAAAATCATCTATTACAAAATCATTTTAATAAATATGGTCTCAATGATTTGCAATTCATTATATTAATAGGATGTGAAAGAAATGATTTAAAAGATACCGAAGAATTTTTCATTAATTCATTTAATCCATATTTTAATTTAGATAAATTTTCATCTAACTGTTCTGGATTAAGACTTCCCCACAAAATAAGAATAAATATTATTTAGAATCAATCTATATTAGCATTTATATTGAAAATAATTGCAATATTATTTGTTTATATAATAATTAGTATTATATTTGCCTTTGAAGTTAAACTTAAAACCGCAAAGAGATGAAAACACAAAAGTATTACCACTTCAGTTATACACCTCAATATTTTCTGAGGATGGAAGATAAGGAATTGCAGAGATTATGGCCTAATATGAATATTGGGAAAATCAAAATAGAATTAACTCGATTGGCTGAAAAAAAGGAATTAGTACCAATAGAGGGATGTAATAATTTCGATCCAAAAGAAGGATGTATGGGTCACACTAAAAAAATAAAATCATTATTAATAGATACTGAGAAATAACACTTTGCGGTAGGGTGGCGATCACATCAAAGCCTTACTGCTTTTAATTTATAAACTATGAAGATAAATTTCACAAGACTTATCCAGGAATTTAATAAGAAGCATCCTAAAAAGAAGCTCACTAATTCCAAATTTGCAAGGGTACTTGTAAAAGAAGAGCATTTTACCTCAGAGGTATCAGCATTAAATATGATGCGGATAAGCAATGCCGGACAAGCAAAGACGATCAATAAAAGTCTTATAATATTCCTTTGTGAGTTTTTTGGCAAAAAGGGATCTGAACTCATCGAATGGGATGATGAAATAACCATATCTGATGTAGCACCTCATATCAGGGATGATGCACCGGGATTAAAAAATGTATAACTATGAAACATACAGACAGTTCATTTAGGTATTTACCTCTTTATGCATTACTAACAGCAATGTTTGCAGGTAGTGGCAATAATAATGTAGTAGAAATAGGAGGGTTTAAAGGCAATCCAGAATTTCATACAAGACGCAAGGGATTCAAAGGGTATATGCGTGAACAGCATTTGGGACGCAGGAGGTCAAAGTATTACTTTAATAAAAACCGTTAATCATGGAAGAAATCAATCAGGATATAATAGATATGTTCGAACCTTTTTTCGAGGCATTGAAACCTAAAGAAGTCGAACCTGAAAATGATGATATTGACGAAACTTATATTTAAAACTATGAAGGAAATACAATTAAGTAAACACGGTAGGAATAGAGGAAAATATGTAGCTTTAGTTGACGATGAGGATTATGAATATTTAAGTCAATGGAAATGGCATGCCGTTAAAGATAGATCGTGTTTTTATGCAAGAGCTTGGATTAAAGGGAAATTATTTTCTATGCATCGCTTAATTATGAATACTCCAGTTGGATCAGTATGTGATCATAAAGATTTTAATGGATTAAATTGCCAGAAGTACAATATGCGTAATTGTAATCATTCGCAAAATGGTATGAATAAAAAACCAAGAGGGAAATCAAAATATTTAGGTGTCTATTTTTTTATTGATAGAAAATATAGTAATATTTATAAATATATAAGGTCACAAATAAAGGTTGATGGTATTATTTATTATCTGGGGACATCAAAAACAGAAGAACAGGCTGCAAAAAGATATGACATGGCAGCAAAATATTATCATGGTAAATTTGCAAACTTAAATTTTAAATAAAATGAAAACTATTGAATTTAAAGAAGATGAAATTATTGTTGATGGAATAAAATATACCAAGGATTATGAAACAAAGCAAGAACCTGAATTTAAGATAGGACAATGGGTAATAGGAAAGAATGACTATTATCCTACGGAACCTGAAAGGATAA